AATGTTAAACGAGAAACCTTCTTTGATATACTTGGATATCACCCAAATGTCCAAGCAGCAAAGAATATTCAAGCTTTGAAGAATTATATTCAAAAAGAAGATATTGAACCTCTCATAGTAACATCCGTAGAATCTGACGAAATTGATAATCTTTATGATCTGGCAAGGGTTACCCCCGAAGAAGAATTTTTTGAAAAATGTCGAAAACTCAAAGTAATCCATCCATTAAATATAGGTTCCTTATATGTATGCCAGTCAGGCATTCCTAAAGATACAACGAGATGCATCAGTCAACACAATAACAGAGTCGTATCAAGTTATTGGGACGATTACATCGCCGACGCTGCAAGAATTGCAACTTCCCACGGACATGACTTCACTCTGGGTGAAGGGACCATCAGGAATAGGGAAAACAACTTGGGCACTGACTGTCTCACCCAAACCATCACTATTCGTGAGACATCTGGATACGTTGCGAGAATTCAGAAATGGATACCACAAATCGATCATATTCGACGACATGTCATTCAGCCATCTGCCCAGGACTGGTCAAATAGAACTTGTAGATCGGTTTCACCCACAGCAGATCCATGTACGCTATGCAGTAGTAAACCTTCCTCCCAATATTCCAAAGATATTTTTATCAAATGACTCCATTTTCACTTACGACCAAGCGATTTTCCGTAGGATAACTCTTGTCAACTTAGAATTTGACCAAATTCAATAAACTTTATTACACACCAATAGAATCAACACTAACAGACGTTTCACTATAGTGATAAGTCTTTGTAACAGTAACTTGAGTTTGCAAACCACCAGGAACAGGAACTCCAGGTGTCGTCACAGTATCAACCTTCGGATTATGAAACACCATAATAACTCCCTCTGTCACATTCTTTTTGGCCTTCAAATCAAACATATCATTCATTCCCAACACATAATTACCAGCATCTCGTACTTGAAACGAATAAATTTCAGAGGGTTGCATAAACACTCGCTTCCGACTCTTTACTAACCAAAATCTCCCAAAATTTCCACTATCAAACGGTGTAACTTGATAATAATTAGAACTAGTTACAGCACTAGTCATATTACCCAAACTTTGAGCGTTAATAGCCTGATTCCATTCAACAACCGGATCAGTTGTTGACCCATTATTGCTCCTGCACAAAACAAAATATAAATCCATATATACACCTTCATCATATGTATTCTGCACACTGAAATTCATAGTACACGATCTAAAGCGCAATTTACGCGTAGCATCAGCCGTAGTCGGATACGATCCGTTCTCACGTGCAAAAATCCAGCTAGCATCTCCATTCCATGGATCGGTATTCGCAACATAATTATTGGTTGCATAACCATACATAGTCACACCAACAGTAGCCTGTCCATCGTTAAAAGACGACGGACTTGCATTAATCTGAGCTGAAGCCTGTATAATACATGTTTTCATCCCTTGGGTTTTATCCAAACTATACAACACTTTGCTATTGAACTTCTTCGCAGCACGTCTTACATAACGTGGTGCTCTTTTCCGACGATACAGCGTAGTAACGTCCCGTTGTTCGCTAAGCGAACCAACGGTCTTCGCTTTCGCGGATCTAGAACTTCCACCTCCTCTATTAAAATACTTTTTCTTCAAATACTTTCCAACCATTTGTCCAGCATTCCAAGCTGCACGATAAGCACGCGGTCGATATCTTCCAATCGCTCTAGATGTACGTCGAACTACTCCGTATGCCATTAACCCCTGTTTAAGTAGTTGCGTCTATTTATAGGGCACCAGCCGCACGCCGTAATATTATATATTGGCGTGCTACATTAGATAGTCTACTCTAATACTTCCCCTAACCCTAAACCCTAACCCCTAACTAACAGGACGCTAAAACGCCAATAAAAGGGATAATGTTTAGGACGCTAGTCACCCCGGCACTTATAATGAACACTTCTTCAAACAATGATTCCATCCATCCATCCTCAAAATCATTCCGAATCAACGCGAAATCATTTTTTCTTACCTACCCGCAATGCTCTCTTTCGAAACAAGAACTCAAAGACTTTTTGGATACTAAAGGAAGGTCTACATACATACTTATTGGACGTGAACTCCACGAAGATGGACAACCACATTTACACGCTTTGGTTTCCTACGAAAAGAAGCTCAATGTTAAACGAGAAACCTTCTTTGATATACTTGGATATCACCCAAATGTCCAAGCAGCAAAGAATATTCAAGCTTTGAAGAATTATATTCAAAAAGAAGATATTGAACCTCTCATAGTAA